ACCACGCAAATATTTGTAGACCTTGCGGTATTCTTCGTTTTCTTTTTGAAGCTTATTGTTTGTTGCCTTTATTTCCTCAAGTTCCGAGTCTGCTTCTTCGTCTTCCAAAGATGATTCATCTTCGAGTTCTTTAAGAATTTCTTCAAGATTAACTTCTTCATCTTCTTCAGATGAATCGTCTTCACTATCAGATGCTTCTTCGGACTCGTTTGTTGGAAAAGCAAGTTCTTCATCAGACTCTGTTGCAGTTGGTTCGTCAGACTCTTCTCCTGCCTTTGCTTCTTCGTCAACGATTTCAATATCAATTTCTTCGTCAATTTCTGCAACCTTTGGCATTTCGTCATCTTCGTTTCCAACATCTGAACTTTGAACTTTAGTATCATCTGGAAGTTCCTCATCATCACTATCAGCAATGTTTACGTGTTCTTCACCTTTAATACCTAATTCTGATGAACAAGATTGTTCTTCAACTGATTCTTCCTCTTCGGATTCTTCAGACTCACCTTCTTCTTCCTCAGTTGTCAACTCACTTTCAAGTTCAGCAATGATAGAATCCAAGTCAAAAGAATCTTCTTCAATTTCTTCTTCGTCTTCAATTTCATCGTCAACTTCAACTTCGTCTTCAACTGAATCTTCAGCAGGTGCTTCTTCTTCAGCATCTACGTCAGCAACTTCGTCTTCTGATTCATCGTCTTCGGAGTATGATACTTCCTCAACTTCATCAGATGGTTCTTCAATTTCGACTTCGTCTTCAATTGATTCTTCATCCTCTACACCATCTAACTCTGCCTCTTCCTCACGGAGTTTCTTGGTAAGCATACTTTGCAGTCTAGGTGCAAATGCTTCTTCAAGAGCGAGACGTGCGTTAGCAAGTGCAGTTTCACGAACTGCTTTCGCATCAGCAATAGCTTCTTTTAATAATTTACTCATGTGTTTTGTTTTCCTGTTTTCTAAAGTCATTGTGGACTTTAATGTAATCTTGAAACCTTTGTTGTTTCCAATAATTGTGGAAGCATTTTGATAGATAAATATATACTTAAATACAAAAATATTAAAAAAAAAAAGAAATTATTATAAAAAAAGAGTGGAAAACCACTCTTTTTTTCATTTTTAAGAAACTTTTATTAAATTTTACAAAACTTTACGATTTCCTAAAATTCTGTTTAATTTTTCTGCTAAAGTAATTTTTTTCCAGTTTTCACTGACTTTATAGGTTTTACCACCTACTTCAAATTCAATTTCTCCGTCTTCTTTTGCTTTCTTAACAGCTGCACCAAACGCATTACCTTCTTCTACATCATCCTCATCATCTTCGGATGTACATGATGATTCGGCAAGTTCTTGATTGCACTCTTCACATTCTTCTTCTACTTCTCCGGTAAATTCTTCTGTGTCTTCAACTTCTTCAGTTACCTTTTCTCGCAATTGATAAGTTTTTCCACCAACTTGAAACTCGGATTCCCCATTTTCACGTGCAGCCTTTACAGCCGCACCAAAAGCATTACCTTCATCAATTTCTTCTTTTTCATCTTCATCTTCAGATGAATCATCAGAGTTGCCTTGCTTCTTCAAAATTGCTTTCTTTAATGGTTCTGGAAGTTTTTCTTGTGCTTTAGTAAGACCCTCTTCTACATCCTCCTTTTCGTCTTCGGACGAATCATCAGAATTTCCTTGCTTCTTTAAAATTGCTTTCTTTAATGGTTCAGGAAGTTTTTCTTGTGCTTTGGTAAGACCTTCTTCCACATCTTCCGTTTCATCGGAATCATCAGAATTTCCTTGTTTTTTAAGAATTGCCTTCTTGAGTGGTTCAGGAAGTTTTTCTTGTGCTTTAGTAAGTCCTTCAAAAAGTCCCATTTCATCTGCGACTTCTTTGATAATATCTCTAAGTTCTTGTTTTGTGATTTTCATGTTAGTTCCTTATAAAAACATATTATGTCCAGATACTATTCTTTGCATATTTTCAAATGCAGTACCTGTTGTAAAAGATTTCTTTCCACATTGTGTTTTTGTTTCATGTGTTGGTTGTGTGTCGTGCAATCTATTTGCGAAAAATTTACTTGATACTAATTGTGTAGCATATTCAAGTTCTGATTCCGATAAACTCAGTTCAGCATCAGTATATGTTGCACATGAGCGATTAATTAAATACTCAAATAGTTTTTTAAATTGAGTTTTATCGTATAATTTTTCAGATACCATTTCTTGTATATGCTCAAATACAACAAATGTGTAATTGTCGGTAAAATCAGTATCTTCACATATATAGTCAACTAAGGTTTCAACTGAGTTGGCATCTACTTCGGTTAATACTTGGTCGTTTGTTCCGCAAATTCTTGACAACTGCTCACGTGCAGACATAGAAGTTTCCATTAGTTCACCATAAAATTCAGGATTTGGTTGAAATTCATACGAAGTCATTTCGTCTAAATAATGGCCACCGAAGTAAGAATCTTCAGACAATGTAAACTTTAAATTATTAGACGAAGCAAATTCATTAACATCTTCAACTGTTCCTTCACATACACACTCTCGTTGAATTCCACTAAAACTAATAGTCTTTTTTAAAAGTTTTCCGTGTACCCTTGGTTGTTGGTTAAGTTTTTCCAACAAAACTTTTCTAACGAATGTTTTTAAATCATTTTTGTTCATGTTCGGTATCTCCTGAAATTTCAAAGTATCTGTTTAGAATGTTACCCATGTCTTCGTAAAGACTTTGCATTCGTTGTGTATAAACTTGTCGTTCTTTTGCAGTTTTGTAAAAATCTTTCGCAAGTGTTTTAACTTCTTTTAAGTTTCGTTTAACACTAATTCCATCAAACCAATCATCCGTTTCATTTAAAATACACTGAGAAGCATTCTCAATGATATTACAAATATCTTCAGCAACATCCATGTCTTTTGCTTCTAATGCAATAAATCTTTGATACTTTCCAAATTTAGATATTTTTTCGGAAGCAAGTTTTTTTTGCTCGGTTGATAATCCCTCATCTGAAAATCTATCAGTTTGTGGATCATACTCTTTTAGCAATTCTTTTTCTTCGTTAAGAACTTCAAGGATTGCTTCTTTTAAAACTCTTTTTATACTAGAATTTTTGCTCATTTTGAGTCTCCTATTTCTCCTAATATTTCGTGAATAATTCCCTCAACCTTGCAATACTTTGTGCATACACGACCATTTGTAATTACTTTCTTGTCAGATAAAACTGATTCATTTAAATTCACAGGTTCGAGAAATGCACCCCGTGTAGATGGATTGCTTACAAAATCAAATGCAACCAATTCAAAATCATCATTTACTAGGGTCTTTCCTTCATGTTCACGTGTTGTTCCCATTCCACGAGAACTAATTCCAAGTGTGATTCCACTTTTAAAAAGTTCTTTTAAAATATTACCGGATGGTGTACTTAATACTTCCACTTCACCCACCAAATTATTATCTTCCCACCACATCTTAGTAACATTGTGACTTACATTTTGTAAATTGACTACACTGCTTTCAGGATGATCAAGTTCTCCGAGTGCACGTCTATCGTCTATAAGTTCATTATATTTAGTTGCTTCTCGTTCTAATAAATTACGAGAATAAACTCTGCCATTTTGATTTTGCTCAGATGCTTTTTGCAAAATGCCCTTTACAACTAATCTTCCAGAGTTTTGTTCAATACTTTCACTTATCTGTTGACGAGTAAACTCAAATGGCAGTGTGGATACTATTAAATTCTTTCCCATGTTATTAAATAAGTATATACATATTTTTTATTTATTAGAGTTTTTCTAATGAATTATTTTATCAGAGTTTCGTATTCTTTTTTTAAAATTCTATCAGAATGTTTTGATAAACGTTTAAATGTATCAACGACTTCTGTCAAATCGTAGTCATCACCTAAATCAAAATTATAGTTATCTGACTTCATATAAAAGCTTTGATCAAACTCAATTGTAAATTTACGTTCATCCTTTTCTACTATAAATCCCGTACCAGTTCCTTCTACTTTATCAAACATTTCACCGGAAAGTAATATGCCTAAATGATTTAAGGTATCATAGTATTCATCAGTTGGTACTTTTTCAGGTAAGTCATCATGATTTGTTTTGGCAATTTTCTTTGCATCTTTGTCAGTCATACCACCTGCTATTTTCTTAACCTTACTATATAAATCAGGATCAATATCACTTTTATTTAACTCACCTTTATTATATGCGTGTACCAGTCCAAATAATCTTTGTTGTGATTTAGATTTTGCTTCTTCATTTACTTCTTCGTCTTCTTCATCCTCGTCATCGGATTCTGGTTCTTCTTGTGGTACTGGTTTTGATACAGGTTTCTGTGGTTTACTATCCTGTGCAGTAGTTGAATCATCAGAAGTTGTAGGTTCTGCATCATCGGATTTTGTAATAGGACCTGTTTTCTTTAATTCTAAATCATCAGGTTCTTGTGTATTCTTGAAACTTTCAAGATCATCAATCCCCAACTCAATCATGGATACACCTACCTTAGACTTCTTAATAAGATCAACTATACTAACCCAATAATCAGATGGAAGTTTTTTACCTTCGGATGACTTGGATAGGTTCTTTGTTGCTACTGCTAATTTTTTTATTGCAAGTTTGAACTCATCTAAAGTTGGGTCTTTTGTTTCACCCGTGTCATCAAGATCATCAAAGTTGATATTCATTACTTTAATTCTTTTAGTTTTTGATTTATTCTTTGTATCTTTTCGTCTAATTTAAGAAGATACTTACTTGTAGTTTTCCAATAAGAACTACTGGATACATCATTTTCCATTTTAAATTTTGATGCTACATTTAAAAATTTCTCAACCTCTGCCAAACTTTTATTAACTTGTCGCATTGTTACACCTATTTTTTGTTTTGGTGTTAAATCCGGGTGGTCACGAAACATATGATAAAGACTACGACCTTCACTCAATTTTACAGTATTGGTTTTTTCATTTTCAATAGATTTGTAATCAAATACCTCTGCTTTATCTTTTATGCGTTTTTTATGCTCATCTTCATCTGTACCTGCAAACGCACGGGGAGTTTGGTAACCTTCAATGTTACCGGTTGTATTTACTTCGATGATGTCGGAATCTTCTTCCGAAATTATTTCTTCTAAAATTGAACGAATTAACTGCTTGAGTTTATTTCGTTGGTTGCTCATTCTTTTCAAGTTCCTTTATCAATTCATACGACATTAATACAGCAGAAACTTGTGAATCTTTCACCACACGGCCTTCTCTGACTTTATTGAGTTGTGTAGTTACCTCTTTAAGTTTGATTTTGACTACATCATCATCAATATTGGCACTCAATTTATCAATTTTAGTCTTAATTACAGGAAGTTGCTCGTTGATGTATTCTCTCAAACTATTTGTATTTGAAATATTATTAATATAGTTTTTGAGTAATAATTTTTGATCTTCATTAAGTTCACTATACTTTTCATTAAATCTATCTACTAATAGTTTATATGAAATAAGTCTTAAATCTTCGTTATGTTGAACATAATCTTCTAATTGACCAAGTTCGTTATTGACAACTTTATTTCTACATAACCCACCTACGATAGTATTTTTAGATTCAACTAATTCACGTGGATCACAAAATACATCATTTTTACTTCCTTCAAAAAGTTTGTAGATACTTGCGTATGTTTTGTAGTTTCTTATCTTAGAACGAAAAAAGTCATCGATTGGGTATACATCTTTCATTTCTTTAACTAATTCATAACGAAGACGAGATAAAACTTTGCTATCAAGTTTTTTATGCTCAGTTACAACCGCATCCACAAGTTTATATGCAGAACCTTCGGTTTTAGATGTTTCTTCAAGTAAAACTTGGTACAAACGTTGCTCTTTTCCTAAATCAGTATCTTCAGCAAAGTATTTTTTTACCAACTTATTAGCAGGAGATTCACTACTATCAAGTATGTCAGCAGTTATCTGTCTGATGAGTAACTCAAACAGAATTCCTGTGTTTTTAAACTTACTATGCTTTAATTTTTTCACGTGAAATTATTATCTAGATAAAATGTATACAAACATAAATATGGATATAAATATAATTATTGATTTTTTTCTTAAAATATTTGTTATTTTGATTCTTCTATTTTAGATTTATCATCATTCATTATATCATTAAGTTCTTTTTTAATATCTCGTTTTTCTTTAGACTCGGAGATAATCTGCTTTTTCTGTTGCACAGATTTATTTGAATTCTTATTTAAAAATTTATCCAGTCGTTGTAAATCGGACTCTAACTTTAGAGGACTTTCTGACCATGATCTACCAGATACTTTTCTTTCGTCTCTACCAAGTGGATCACGACCCATAGGTTTATCGTCAGGATGATCATATTCTTTATCCGCATTTCTGCGTTTCTTTTCTTCCTTTTCTCGTTCTTTTACTCTTGCTTTTTCTTCATCTGTCATGTTTTCAAACTTACCAAACCCCCAAGTTTCCTCATCACCTTCTTCAGAATCAGTAACCGCATTTGGATCAGCAGGATCAGTTCCTTCGTTTTGAATTGCTTCTAGTCTATAAAATTCTTTTGCATCATCTACAAATGAGTTTCTAATTTCTTCTTGTTCATCGTTGGATATATTGAAAATATTATTATAAATCCATTCTTTAGAAAAGAACTTTGCATCAACCATATCACGTGCGGTATTTAACTTCTCACCGAATATTCGTATGCGTTCTTCTTCAAAAATAGTAGATGGATTAGTTAATTGAAGACTAAAATCTACAAGTTTTGCATCTGTGTAACCTTGTGAATACAGATGAACTACTGCAATTTTTGTTAATTCACTTACCGTTATACGCTGTACCCGTTCAATTGTTCTAGCAAATCGTATATCTTCAGCTGCCAAAGTTGCTTTACCAGTTATACTTTCATCATAACCTAAAAATGCCTTTGGTACTTTTAATGCAGCCATCATTTTATTTTTTAAATACTCAATATCTTCTGTTCCATCGTATGTCATTGCTCCTAAATTTTCAATCCGTGTACCACTATCACCACCACGAACTGGCATAAAAAAGTCTTCAGTCATGTTTTGTAGATTGAATTTTAGGTTATAATCTCCCGTTTGTTCATCAACAAATGGAACTTTTTTCATTTTGTTGATTGCTTTCTGCATAAAGTTATCAACTTCGTTCGGTGGGATGTTACCGATATCTATATAAAACATTCGTTTCTCAGGTGCTCTCATTACACGATGAATCAACATAGCATCTTCCATAAGTTGAAGTTGCTTCCATGTTCTCCGAGCAGGTTCAATTACACTTTTTCCATAGGGTAAAAAGTTACTGTCACCTAGCATTCTAAAGTGTGCGATTTCATAATTTTCATATTGATCTTTGACTTCACCTTCTTGTTTGAAAATAACATAATTTGGATTTGCAGGATCCATATCTTCAATCCGTGTCATTTCATAGGTAGATATAGGTTTTACATTTAAAACACCATACTCTGGTTCAATTTGTAAATTTAAATAAAAATCACCGTATTTGCACATATTACGAGTCCATCCCCATAAATTAAACTCTAATCTGCGTATATGTCTAATGCACTTGCAATAATAGGATCATTTTCCATTGTATCGTAGTCCGAAAACAACTCAAGTCTCGCAGTTTCAAATCCTATGTTATTGTATTTACTCGCATAATCACTATACAAAGTGTGCATACGACCATATCTGTCTTTGGTCTTGGATGAGTGTTGAATGTTATCAGTATCTACAACTTTTAACTTCTTTCCACCTACATTTCTAACAACCACATCAGTTGAAAATAATTTTTTCAACCCACGCAATAGTTTTTTTGTTCTAGTTTCGTCTGCCATATTTATGTAACCTTATAAATTATATGATTCTAAAAGATATATATCTAATTGTCAACAAGTATATATATCACTGAAACTCACTAGCTGCTCCGATGATGTCTCCACCATCAAATCCTTGAAAAGGACCTAGTGGATTTCTTTCACGTTCATGACGATCAATGTTTTTCTCTCCTGAAAATAAAACATATTCTACCGTGTCATCTACAACGAGAATAAGAACATTTATATTCCATCCAGTTATATGCACGTTTTTTCTAAAGTTTAGCATATCCAAAAATAAACTACCTTCTCGTTGATTTTTTAATCTTTCTAAATTAAGTTCATATGCTAACCCACTTTCTCTTGCAGCCAGTGTCTTCAAAACTCCAGTAGGAAGTTCTATTTTATTAAATAATGTGTATCGTGACGGACTATGTAACTTAAACTTAGTCATTACATCAAGATATGTTAAACGTTTAACATTGGGCATATTTTCCAAATCAAGACCCACATTAACTAAATAAGAATACTTGGTTTTACCAGGAACGATTCCGTCAACTAATTCTTCAACTTGCGTATAAGTTTCAAACGAAGATTCTGTATACACTCCCTGCGTTGGCAACAATGACTGAGTTGCACAACTACTTGTTAATAATAAACTAAATGCTACGAGTATATTTGACGTTTTTTTCATATATTTTTTCCTATTTTAATAACCAATCTAAATTTTCAGTTCCACCGTGTGGGTTTTTCATTTCATATGGATTATGTTTCAGGCCTGAGTTTGCGAAGTTTTGTCCGACATTTAAATTAGTTGTACTTCCCATATAATCAAATAATGATTTTTGAGATTGAACATTTTCAGAACGAAATCTTAAAGCTGTATCTCTTACCCACAATGAGATGCATAGACTCATAACTAAATCATCGTTATATCCTTGCATTGCTTCTGCTTTTTGTCCATTCCACACGAATGTAAATAACTCATCTAAAGTTCGTTCTGATCTAATTTCAACTTCCTTTTCACGAATGTAACTTTCCATTTTACTGATAATTAAAGGTCTTGTTTTGATTGATGTTGTAAATCCAGGAACTTGTTTCTTTTCTTGTCGGTTTAATTTATTGGTGTGTTGTGTAAATTCGTCTATGTATTGGTAATCTCGTTGTGTGTAGTATAAATTACTATATCCTTTATCTATAATTTGTTGCAAAACTGCCCAACCTATATTAGCATTTTCCACTACAAGCAATGCTCCATTGAATTCACTTGCAACTGCGACAAGAAGATTTCCAAAGTCTTTAGTTTCAACTTCTCCTTTGAACTCTGCAACTTGTTTTACATTTTCTACATCAAACACGTGAAATGCACTTTTATCACGACCATCTCCTCTTGCAACATCAGCTGCAACTACATAATCTTTTGTGTGATTTGGATACTCCCATATCCAATACTCTTTGTTAGCTCCTCGTTTTTCAACAGGTTCTTTCATCAGTGTATCTTTGTACCAATCTATCAAACTGGCATCAACGACCGAACGACCACTGGATATAAAGTCGCAATCACATTCCTGTGCGGCGTCCTTTTCACCCAAGTTTTTAGTTTGTAAATCTCTCCATGCTTGGTCTCGGTCAGGATGAAGTGACCAATGTAAATTTATAGGATTAAATTCATTTGATCCATCCATTGAACCAACCCAAGTTTTATGAAAGAAGTTACCGATACCATTTGGAGTAGATAGCAAAATAGAACGACCACCTGTTGTAATCGTTGATTGTGATGCAGTCCATATATCTTCCATGTTTGTAATGAAAGCACACTCGTCCACGATAAGTAAACTCAATGAAGTAGAACGAGAAGCATCTACACTACTTGAAGCTGCACGAATACTACTTCCGTTTTTAAAACGCATACTGAGTTTATTTTTTTCCGTGCATTCACTTCGTAACCAACTAGGAAGATTTTCTGACATATGAGTTACCTTAGTAACAATATTTTTAGCAGTCTCTTGATTAATCGCAATGCATAATATTGATCTATCTGTAAAAAATGTCATTAACCACAACGCATATCCAGAAACTAATGTGGATATTCCCATTTGACGTGCTTTAAGAACAATATTAAATTGTTCATCTTTAAAACTTTCTAAAGTTCTTTCTTGAAATTCATACAGATGAAACGGTATAGTTCCAAGTGTCGGATGTTGAATCTTGCAATACTTTTTCATAAAGTATATAGGTGATTTTAAACACGCAGTATACTCTTGTTTTATTATTTCCCTTAAGGGCATTTTCTGACCGTCTGCCATTAAGGATAAATATATATGTATTTAATTTTCTATAATATAAAAAGTTTCAAGGTATCGTTGAAACTTTTAAAATTTCATATCAGCATATTCAGATAGACTTTCTTCAACCTCAGAAAGTCTGTTTTCAAGTTCTTTTAAATCCGACTCTAAATCGTTCATAAGTTCTTCTTTATTTGGAATATTCCATTGCTCAAGAGAACCATCTTCATTTAAAAATTTAGGATCTTTGGTTATATGTTCTTTTGATTCAACTAATTTAGATTTAGTGTCCGATAGAAAACTAAGTTCATTTTCAAGCATTGTCTTTTTTTCATATGCTTCGTATTTACCTTCGTCTTTTAGTTTTTGTTCATGCTCTTGGACGCAATCAAAACACATACCTTTCATAGCAAGCATTCGTTTATCTAAATTTTTAGTTGGGTCAACTGTACACATTTTCTTTGGGCAGTTGGGTGCTTCACGTAAAGTTTTTCTAACCTTGTCCATCATGGTCTCAGTTCTAACCTTAGAAGTAGCACCAACTTGCTTCCACTCTTTTCCATGCTTATCCGTCCAAATTTCACCTGGTTGACGAATAATAAGTTCTTCGACTTCTCCTTCATAACCATGTACTTTGGGAATTTCTTCTCCTTTAAATAACTTTTTAGAACGTTTAATAACGTACTTTAAATCTTCTTTGTCCATTTTAGCCATAATAGTAATATTACACTTTTTTACGATTTTGTCAAATACTATGATAACTTTTTAAAATTTAATATACATTCTTCTAAAAAAACATTTATCAAAAAGTTTTCATATTGATTTCTGTGCTTTTTGCGTTGAGAATCCGTTAAGTCGTACTGCATAAAATATAGTTTACTACAACACTCTTCTATTTTTCTAAATCTATCTACAATTGCTTTTGCTATTTTGTTAACAGCTGCGTAATTTTCTCCATATCCATATAAATAAAACACTGACAATGTTACATTTTTTGCTTCATTGTGTATTGCTTCTACAAATTCTCTGTCTAAATATGTTACTTGTTTTGGTAAAATAGCACGATGTGAAGTTCTAAATTGTGTTGATGTATCAGTCACTATGCGTTCTATCTCCATCTCTGTCAAATAAACATTGCCATTCAACTTGATCATATTATGCTCCCTATTCAATCAATGTATATATTTAGTTATGTATCCGAGGGAATTCAGTTTTAGTCATATTTCCCTTTTTTAAAATCTTTTCTATCATATGACTTTTTACTCTTCATTGGTCTACTTTTAGGCAATGTTTCTTTACGAACTTTTTTATATGCATCCATCTTAGACATAAACTTTTTCTTTTTTGATTCCGACAACTTTCGTATTTTATGAACAAGCATTTTGATATATTCTTTTTTACTGCCACGACCCTTAAAGTATGGGCTTTTATCACTCAACATTTTTGCTATATCAAGCATTGCTTTTAACTCTTTTTTATTTTCTTCGTTTTCTGTATCTTCCATTTTAAAATCCTCATCAACAGGTCCATCTATTTTTGTAAATTCTACATAATAAGTACCATCTTGATCCTGAATTATTTTACCACCGACTTGTTTTGAGTGTTTTTTAGCATCATCTGCGTTATCAAATTTTAAAGGTTCTACATTTCCATTTTGTTTAACACCCGACACATTCATTTCTCCTCCACCGATTTTGTGTTTGCTGATACCAAATTCTTCGTTTTGTGGTTTTTGTCTCATTCGTTTAAGTCTTTCTTTTTCTTTTGCTTTCACCTTTGGTAGCAACTTCTTTGCAACTTTTGCAATAATAGCAGGTTTCAATTTATTATCAATAGTTTGTTTTTGACTAATACTTAAATCTGAGTAGGATTTACCTCCAGTTAACTTTTTTACCAACACATTTTTTGCAGCCTTCTTTGCAGTATTTTTTAACTTTTCAGGAGATTTTGGTCGTTTTGCCAAAAGTTTCTTTTTAAGTTGTCGTTTTTTTGCAGTACGTTTGGCAGCTCTTGCCATTTTTCGTCTAGATGCAATTGACAACTTTCTTTCATGTTGATGATCCATGTTAAAACCTCATTATTCCCATAATTTGATTTATAGGAGCAAATGTACCAGTAAGTTTATATGTTCCACCTTTGTATTGAAATACAACTCCCTCACTTGGTGCGATTACTTTTGATCCACCAATCGCAGTTAATCTATCAAGATTTTTGAAAAGTTTTGCAATATCTTTTTTGAACTTTTCAGGAGATTCCACCGAACTAATCTTTTTTGCTTTTAAAGTTTTAGTGTGTGCATCGAGTGCTTTTGCTATATCATCACTTCCACCGGCTGCTACAAATCCTTTTACATTTTGAAGAACTTCTGCTCCAAGTTTCAAAAAGATGAATTGAAATGGCCACATATTTGCTTCAAATTGTTTTACGATATCTTCTTTTTCAAATTTGTTTACCCAATCTTTTAATTTGGGTTGCTCAGATAAATCCATTCGTATCGTTGTAATTTTGTTTGATTTGTCATTATATGCCCAACGACCTATAAGTGCTTCATATACTTTTGATGGAAATATCTCTTTTAATTTGCTTTGTTGTTTATTCAAAAGATTTCTCCACCAAGAATCGTGATACTTCATTACTTTATCGTTGTCTTTTAATTTAAATTCTTTTTTGAGTTTATCAAGCATCGCAGAATACTTTTTAAACGAATCTCCGAATGTTTTACTTTTAGGAAGTTCCACGACAATAGGTGCGTTCAGTGAATAACGACTTTGAACATCTGCATTGATTTGTTTGAGCATTCCACTTAGCATACGAGCAGAATCTTTTAATTCACTTGTTATGTCGTTTCCATCAGAGTCTACTGAAACTGGTTTTCCTGCGGAATCGTATGCTTGTGTTCCGTGGAAGACTAACATATCTACATTTTGAGGAATAACATTCTGTGTAGCAGGTGTCATAACCTCTATGTTCATAAATCGTTCACCTTCTTTAAACACTTTATTTTTTTGTGCATCCGATAACTTTGAAATTGCTGATTCTAAATCTTTAACTGCTGTTACGAACGCATCACGAATGTTCTCAGGACGATCCGAAAAAATATTTTCAAATGCAGTTACATCTGGAGCATTAGCACCTGCGTTTTTCAAATGACCTTGATTTCTCGCCGAGACCAACTTTCCATCTTTCCAAGAAAACATTAAATTTTGACCATCAAGTTTTTCAGTAACTTCTTTCTCAACATTAAGTTCACCTGCTAGTGATCTACGAATCATTTCCTTTAAATCCGCAAAAGTTAAATCTTTATCATCAAACGGATGACTCATATGACCAGCCGCACCTCCTTCTGATATTAGTTTACTTTCTTTGACAGCGTGACCCTCAACTCCTTTATCTATTTCATCACCATCTTCTGCCTTTTGTGTATCAATAACATTCCCACTAACATCTTCGTCTCCATGTTCGTCTTTGGTTCGTATTGACTTTTCTGAACCAAGGAAATCAACCAACTTGTAACCAGCAGTTTCTGCAACTCCGTTGATAAAACCAACCCATTGTTGGTGAGCAGATTTTGATGCATCTGTGTCAATTTGATTCATTGGAGTCTTTGCACCAATGTCACCTGCTGGATAAAAACTAACCGCAGGTACTGGTCCGGTATACTTTCCCCATTCACGGTAGTCTGCGTTTCTGCCTAAACCGTGCTTTCCTACCACATAGTCAAGTAGATCATATCCGAGTTGTTGTGCTCGTTTATTTGTATATCCTTCATATGACTTACCAGGATAAAACATACTTGGACCATCATCAACCATATTTATTCCCATTGGACCAATTGCACTTATTTCATTTAGTAAGTCGGGTATATTATCTATATATGTTTCAAACTTAGGATATTCATACAAGAAACTTTCAAATAACTTTTCATTTTCAAAAAGAGTTGCAAACTTGTCGGTCAAGTATTTAAATATTTTTTCATCATACCATCCGAACAATTCTTCAAATGCACGGGTTTTGGTCATTTTGTCGTGTTTAGGACTTCCAAGTAAATCACGAATACGGGTTCCACTTACTTCTTTACCTAGAACTTTAATACTTACATGAGGTGCAACGATGAAATATCCATGTTCAGCATATGGTTTTAAATTGTTTTTATTATCTTCGTATGATTGATAGTAAGCAGGAGAACCATCTGCTTTTGTTGTTTTTAATCTACCTGCATCTTTTTCACCAAATATATAAACTACGGCAGTTGTATTGGGATCATATTTTTTTAAAAGTTCTTCACACACATACGGATTCTTAACCTTAACAACATTTTTTACTTTGTGTTTTGTCCATATCATTTTCTTTTCTTTAAAATTCAATGGACTTTTTGTAGAATCTGTTTTATCACTTGTTGCTACATATGCTTTATCAAACTTACCATCTAACCACTTGTATGTTTTGTAGTGATGAATACCAGCAGGTTGAAATCTACCTGGATAAATGCCGATTACTTTTTTAATTTTTGCTTCTTGTAAGATATCGTCAACCATATAGGTTGCTAAATCTTCAGATAGCAATTCTGACATTCTTTCATTCATTTATTAAGCATTTCTGACAATATAGTGCGGATTTGTTTACGAAGTTTTTGTTCATACACTCGTCTTTGTACGAATTTATTAAACTCACCTTTGGACATACCCATAAGTTCGTCTGCCATTTCATCAAATCCTTTTCTTTGTAAAAACTTAATTACTTTGTCTTTTGCTTTTAGAATGCTTGAATGTAAGTCAGACATAAAGTTGATTGCCTTTTTATACTCATCACTTGTAATTTTAATTTCGTTTGTTTCTTTTTTCATGGTGGACTCCTCATACTGAGACATATAAAAATCTTCATCAGAAGCAGCTGCCTGAAAATCTCGGTATGCTTGCTCTGCTTTTTTTCCTACTAATATTACTTTTCCTTTTGGATAATAAAGTATTTCATCACCCTTCTTAAATTTTACTTCACCTTTACGCAATCTGCGTTGAATGGGTAAGTTTTGTTCACCAGATACTCCGTCATATTTTGACTTCATCCAAAATGGATCATCTTTATATTTTTTATATTCGCTGATGCTCATTCTTAATCCTCAAGATATTCTTCTGCTTTGTTTGTTTTAAGATGTCGTTTACACGCTTTACGTTTATCACGATGCATATGAGGTGCGCTTTTCAAATAATCATCGGTACAATGAAAGACATAACCATCAACCACAGGACCTTCACTCGTTTCTCCTTCACTAAATATTCCTATAAACTTAAAATCGTCTTTTTCTTTTTGTGTAAGTTTAGTTGCAAGTGATGTTGCCCAGTTTTCATTTCCGTGTTTTTTTGAGGAAAAACTGTAACGAGCGTGAATAGGAGCCATTTCAAGATGCCAGGTTTCTCCTAACTTATCTTCTGAGATTAGCTCGTCTATGAGTTTATCAAACATTAGTCTTGTTCTCCTTTGAATTTCAAAGTTCTAATGTGATGGAAGTACTTCACCATTTGATTTCTACTAAGATTTAAACTTTCTACTAATCTAGATAACACCGCAAGATTTCTTTTTTCATTTAACTTGAACTTGTTGATAACATGAATTGAACGACTTAAATGTCGTTCTAAATCCATCGGTAATACAACACTTTCCATAGATACCATATCAAGTTCTTCGTTTACTTGGTTTCGTTTATCACCACTTTTAGTCATTTTATCATGTGCCATCATCATTTTAATCCATTTTTTTCCAATAGGATTACGAATAGGTTTTGATATAAAACGTGCAGTTGCTTTTAATACATGAGGAACTAAATCTAATCTTCCTGGTTTAGTTTTACTTCGTGTATCTTCGGAATTGTCAATAATTACAAAGTTTTTTCCGAATGTATTTTGAAATGCTCCAAGATTTTTTTGAACGTCTGTCCAAATATTCTTAACTAATGATCGTTTCAATTTTCGTTCACGGGCCGCATTTCTTTGTTGAGCAACATCAAGTGATGTATTTACAAATACCATATAACAATCATAACCAAGTTTTTCTAAAACTTTCTTTTGTTTTGATATTTTATCGTAATTATCACCAGTTCCGTCAACAATGACCCCAAGACGACCTTCTTTGAATAACTCAAATTGTTTAAGCATTATTTTTTTTGCCCGAGAACGTATACTATTTGGATCATCACTTGTAACAGTTTGAAATGTTTTATCATCCATTTTAGCAAGATTTAAATCGTATCCTGCTTTTTTAAGAAGTATTTCAAATGCAGGATCACTATTAACTACCTTTAATCCACTTGGTGATAGATTTTTGGTGGGAGGAGCTAGATCAAACAAAGTATTAACAGTTGCAGATTTTCCTGATCCAGGTCCTCCTGCTAAAAATACAGCCTTTAAAATACCAGGATCATATACTCCTTCTACAAGAGTAAAGTATCCTTTACGAAGACCAGCCTTGATAAGACTTTCTTCTTGGACTTCTTGATTTTCTTCGGAATTGCTCATAAATACACTTCAGGTACATAATAAATATATATCTAAATATGTTTTATGATGTGTATTTTATCTTACTAAAAGAACCTTCTTTTTGAATTTCAATAATTTCGTCCACCATATCTCTCATTACGTCCAAATGACTAATAACCATCACGAACTCAAACTGCCCCTTTAAATAGGTAAACAGATTAAATACACTACTTATGTTGTCTCCGTCCAACGAACCCCATCCTTCATCAATAACAAGGAAATTAGAACGTGGTAAACTACTTACGTTGATAAGTGCTACTCGCATTGCGATACTACTGATAAATCGTTCCATTCCACTACACATTTCTAATATGACGATCTTCATATGTAATCTTTGAATAGATATGTTTTCCGTCCATTTCAAGTTGCATTCCAAAATCAACGATTTGAGAAAGAATATTATTAACTTCACTTTCAATGCTTGGAATTGTCTTGGATATAAGTTCATATGAAATACCATCTCGTTTTACTGCATCAAGATATAATTCGTAACCACGTTTTTTTCGTTCGTAACCTTTTGCTTCTTCGATAGATGCCAAAATGTCTTCGTGTTCTTTTTCAACAATTTTTACTTCACCAAATAAAGTTTGAAGTTTTTCTGTTTCATTATTTGCTATAGCGTTTATGTTGATTAACTCGTTCTGAATTTTATCTACATCCAATTGTAGTTTTTTATTAAACTCTATGATGTCCTTGCATTCGTAATATGATTCTATATTTTTATCGTTAATAACAATATCCTTTTCCAACGATTCTATCATACTAGATAGTGCGAGAACCTTAGAATCTGCTTCGTTAATTTCATAGGTAAGATGAGTTGTCGTAGATTTTAACTCACCGAGTTTTTCATAATTGGATTCAACATCTTTACATTCATCTAATATTTTTAACAATTCATTTTTTTGTGTTACAAGATCATCAGCAGCTGCTTTATCTTTATCAAGTTCTTCTTTTGTTTGTGAAGCACTTTCTATAAGATTTTTAGAATTAGTTACACAAAACTTACACTTAGGATCATATTTGTGACTATCGTAGTGTTTGAGTTTGTCTAATTTAGCATTTACAGATGTACGAAGAACTGCTAAGTCTTTTTCAACGGTTGTTATTTCTTCACGGATTGCTAGAACTTTAACATACTTTTCTTCTGTACCATCAAGTGAGGATAATTCGGTTGATTTAGTTTTTCTGTTCGTTACTAATTGTTTTTTTCTATCAGATTCATCGTTTCTATTTTCTTTAGCAACATCTAGTCGTTCGTGTAAGTTCTTTTTATTAAACTCAAGTTTATCTATGTCCACCGATGATTCGTCAAAAGAACAATTCTTGAATTGAGAATTTTTATCTGATAGTTGTTTATTGAAACGTTTCTGTTCAAGTAGTGCCACATTAGTTTTACTATCTTGTTCTGTGTATCTAGTTTTAACATCTTCAAGTTTTTCTTGGATATCGGATAATGTTTCATCAAAATCTTCACGATTAAATCGTTTCAACAAAGCATTAATTTCTTTGATGTCTTCAGATGCAGTTGAATGTAGTTGATCAAATGTATCAATGCCCATGAACTGAGCAAGCAAATCCTTTCTTTCACTTTGACTTTTGTCTATAAAAATCGCATTGTTATTTTGCAAACTAAGTGCAGTAAGAACAAAGTCATCATACGAACCAACATGATCACGAATAGCTGCATTTGTTCCCGCCCGCTGTTCTCCGTTCAAAGATAATTGTTGACCATCTTCATCTAACTTCCAGAAATCAACAACAACGGTAACATCTCCATTTTTTTTAGTAGTTGCAGTTCTATCTATGTAATAGTTTACTCCCGATATTTCAAAATTTAATTTACAGTAAAAGGAATCTGTTTGTGTGTTCAGTACATGAGCAGCTTTGAATGCACGATCACATTTGTCAAACAGACAGAAACTCAAAGCACTCATAACACTACTTTTACCACTTGCATTAGATGCGAACAATCCCATAACACTTTTCATATTAGAAAAGTCAACAATGTTACCGTCTCCGTAACTAAACATATTTCCAAACTCAAATTTCTTTGGTTTCCAAATACAATTTCTAAGTGTTTCTTTTATTATGAGTTTTTCGTTTATTTCTTTGTTTATATCAAGTGCGGTTTTAACTTGTTCATCCTCCACCACAAAATTACGTCTTAAATAATCTTCTATCAAATTATTCTGAACCTGAACTAACGATATATCACCAAAGTCAAATTTGTTGTCACGATCATACTTCTTTGCTTCTGATATTGCGTCACATCGTGTTACATTTAAATCTGTAATGTTGGTTTGCTTGCGAATTTCAGCAATGATTTCTTTAGTTTCCGTTGCAGTTGTGTTAAATACCTTTACACGCAATCTTGCTTTTTTTGGAAGTTGACTTAAATCACTTACACACTTTCCGTCACGAACTTCTATTGTATAATACCCATAATCGTTTTGGACTTCGTGGTGGGTATGTGTTCTGTTTGGAATGTCCCACATAACATATCCATGACCGACTGGTTTTTCACCATGATTTTGTTGAATCATGCTTCCCGAATAAACCACGACAGGTTTATTTGCGTTGTGTCGTTTTACCTTTATATACTCTTCTTTATCTTCCATATGATATAATCTTCAAAATTTCGTTTCCAACTTCTTGATCAGTTAAATTGGGATCAAGATGTATATGACCTCCTGACGGAAAATACTTACGAGGTCCTAGAAATGGTTCTATATAAGTTTTATTTGTATCTACCTTAGTACCATTGGGTCCATATACACCATGAATGTAATCAGTTGTTATTATTGTGCGTGTTCCAATTGCAGAACTTAAATTGGTAAGACACCCTTCTGGACCAATTACATAATCAGAATTTTTAATTAAACTTGCAGTAAAGCTAAATTTGCTTGCTGAGTTTATACTTGGAAACTTTTTAGAATCTTTAGATTCAATCCCTATCGCAAATAGCATAATTTGTTCATTACCTTTTAGTGATTCAATTATTGAATGAGCATTTCGTGTAATTGGTCTATCAGTTGAATTGTTTAACGGGAAACTTTTTCTATCCCAATCCATTACATAACAAACTTTTATTATGTCAGAATTCCAATACTCAATTTCAACAAGTTCCTTCATGCTACACTCAATTGAATAATCACTTACAGGATTTGTAAAAATCTCAAAGGTATCGTTGAAATTTTTAATATTGCACATTCTTTGGTATTGAGAAACCACAGATGTGGAAAGATTTAATTCGTGACTACTTTTGTTTATGTCAAAAATATCAGTATAACCACTACCTGAATCTTTATAGTAAACTTTGTCAATGTATGGGTTGTTATTCAAAAGTTCAAGTGGTTGTAAATAATTTACATTAAACTCAAGTTGACAGGATGTTTCCCACGGAGATTCTTCTTTTATTTTTTTAGCAACACTACTTGCAAATAAAATATCACCTATGTCCAGATCAATACAATTTATTAAAATCTTAGTCATTACACACATCCCACCCATCTAGTTTATATGAATCTAATTTACTTTCTGGTATAAATCTATGTTCGGTTTTGTACTCTTGTAGAACTTGATATTTGTGAATATCACCGAGCATGACAATATCATATCCATCAAATTGTGGAAGTGTTAAGTCTCCCCCAACTACAATATAACCAATATCTGTTGTACTTCTTCTTATTGCTCCGTGATAAACTGCAATCTTTGTATTAATTGATGGATCATCAATTTCATTACCATGTATGTATTCAGTTGGTTCTTCAAATATACCAAACACACTTATCGCAACATCACCGATTTTATATACACCGGTATCTTTTAAATAAAAAAGATTATCATCATCCATCATATCCATAATAGGAGATAATACATCAAGACGATCAGGATTATTTAAATTACAATCATGGTTACCTGCAATTACAACGGTAGGATGTAACTGAGAACATTTACGAAGAAATGATGAAATTTGCTGAATAAGTTCCGGTGACATTTCTGTTTTGGCATGAGCAATATCTCCTCCAACAAAGATAATAGCATTATCAAGATTGTCTTTTTTAACTTGTTCATAAAAATTATCAAAAACAGCTGAATACTCTGTGTGTCTTTTTACGTTACGTATATGAATATCAGCGAGATGATATACTTTTTCTACATTCTTTAAATTAGTTTTTAATTCATGCATAACTTTTGCTTCATCAATTCACTAAAATCAAGAAGATTAGTTTCTCTGATTTTATGAATAATTTTGTTAAATCCCAAATCGGCTGCGTCTTCATTTCCCATCCTTACCAATTTTACTTTTATATTATCGTTCATTAAAGTTTCTGATATATGCAATGCGTTTTTATACGCATCATTATCTAATACAATACTAACTTCTTTTACACCATGTTCTATCAAACGCATTTTAAGTTTGCTTGGAATATTTTTTCCAAGTAAAGCAATTGCATTTCTACGGATTGCCATCGCATCAAAAACACCTTCGCATAAAATCAAAGGTTCAGAGAAATCTATTTGGTTTTCGAATACAACCACATCTTTGCTCACAGGTGGGTTCTTATACTTCAAATAGGCATTACCTGTAAAATCTCTTGCAAGAAAGTAATTTAATTTGTTGTCTACATCAAATGATGGAACAATGATACGACCTGCATAATCTCCTTTGTCACAATATCCTATATCGTATCTTTCAATGTCATACGATTTAATTCCACGATTTTTTAAATACTTCATTGCTTTAGAATAAGAAAAATCAGTATGTGTTTCGGTCAATCTTTTAAATTCATAAGGCAATGATACAAATTGCTCTTCGGTATCTGCAAGTTTAGTGTTTTTTGGAAGTTTAACAATTTTAGATAACTCTGCAAAATAATTGCTTGGAACCTGCATTCTTTTGAATAACGAAAAAATACTACGACCTTTGGCATTTGTATCAATCCAACTTTGCCACCGTTGCGTTGTAAGATTAACTGCTAACTTTGGTTTGTGGTGATGTGAAAACGGACACACAAACATTGCTTCGTCTTTAGAAACGATTTTACCTTCACCTAACACCTTCTGCAACAAGGCATATAACTTTTGTTCGGAAATCCCCATCAATTGTCAATAGTATACCAATGATATAGCGATGCTACCGTTGCGTCCAACATATCGTAGTTCCTTTTATCATAATTTTTTCTACTATTATAGACAATAAATTCATTTAAATCAATCTTTTTCTCAAGTTGTTCACGTACAAAAGTTTTACTATCAACTCCTTGTTCACGACTTTTTCCGAATACAACCTTGCGAAGAGACGACACATTTACGTGTTCTACGTCCAATTCATACAATGCTTCTATTACATAACTTATTACTGCATTGCACTTTGCCAACTTGACAATAGTCTGTTGACTTGTTCTACCCCCACCAAATCCACTTAATGTATCTTCTACTATAATTACAGATGGTTCTATTTCTAACTTATCTAGTATTTGTGCTACACCGTGTGCTTTTTGCTTGATACTCGTTTCTTTACGAATATCAATGTATCCAGCATGAGTTACTTTATTTTTAGAAGAGGATACACTATAACCTACTACAGTTGAACTGATATCCAATCCTAAACAATAGGATTTATTTTGCATAACTTATATGTTATGCGTATTGTGTTAAAAAAGCAAGACTAAATATTAGAGTTTGCTTTGACCTCCGTCTCCACCACTTCTAGCATTGTCCTTACCACCCGCAGTACGACCACGTGAACTTTTGCTTCTACCACCAAGACCTGTCATTGTAGTTCCGTATTTTGCCGGATTGTCTAGGCCTTGTGTATACCAACTTGCCATTGCCAAACTTTTTACTCCATCCGCATTTGAACCGTAGTCGTGGTCTGTCATTGGTACACGATAAGTTGTAAAACCTTTAATCTCAACTGACCCCTTTTGCTTTGGTGCTTGTTTACCACGACCCTCTCCACCTGCTACATTCTCAGATCCAGTTGCTGATTGACCTTGCTTTCCTCCACGTGCTTGTACATTGCCACGACCAAATCCGAAGAAACTTTGACCACCCTCAGTTCTGTTCATACCAGAACCAATTTGATCATTCAAACCAGGTGACTTTGCTCCTGCTGGTATATTACCACCACCCATTGCGGTATAAATACTTCCTTTTGCGTTTGCGTATAAATCTTCAAGACCTTTGCCATGATCAATAGACCAACGTCCACTTGAATTGTTAAGTGTTTTTGATCTTGCGTCTGCTGTTTTTGCATCTAAACTCATTTTATTTTTCTCCGATTAATAGGTTGTTATTCATAAATATCAAGCCAACTTGCTTAATTATCAAATTTTATTAAAAAGTTTATAGGATAGTTCGGAAGTATTTTCACAGGCTTGCCTAATTTTGCAACCATAGCAAGTTCCAAACCACTATATAATCCAATTGTAGTTGCATATGGAGCAAGATAACTTCCAGTAGAATCTTGTTTGTCATTTTCAGAAAAGTCTTGAAAATCTTTTAATATTTCACGACCTAAGTTTTTGCCAGTCTTTTCATCTAGAAACTTCACTATACTATTTGAATCTGTTCTAGATGAATCGTTATATTTACTTACCAAATCACGAGTTAAATATGCTCCACGTCTTCCTATGAAATATCTTAATAATAAATTCGCATCAACTTCATCAGTTTTTCCGTCTCCGTTAATATCAAACTCTCCATTATCATATTTTTCTTTTAAATTTGATACTATTTTATCGTGTACTGGACGATTTTCAATTACATCAGAACTAAAAAATAAATCCATCAACAAAGCATCTTCTGATTCTGTCATCAATATATCTTGCTTTGGCCACTTATTTTTATCTGACAACTTGATTGATGTTTCACTTTCTATTATCTCATCATCGGTTATTTCTATATCACCAACTTCACCCATTATGTATTTAAATATGTAGGATGCATCAATAATATCAAATTTTCCATCTTGATTTATATCATACGAGGCACTTCCAGTTGCTACGGATGTGGGATTTGTGCTGAAATTAAATTCATGTGGTTCAACTTTACACAATATTTCGTTTTCATATAAGGTATGCATAGATTTAAACTCTAACTCAAATCCAGACACACCACTGTTGCTTAGTACATCTGAGAAATACCCACTTCTATCGGTAAGTGCTATAATACCATTCTTATAGAATATATTTCCTATATAATGACGTTTATTGTCTCGTATAGCCGAGTGGTCATATGCAATAATAGAACCCACAACCTTTTTACTAAGTTGATTTATATAAGTAGGGTGTATCATATCATACTCTATAAAAAGTTTATCAGACTCCCCAAACGATACCAATGACCTTCCACCAAATGTAGTAATTTCATCAATATTAAAATTGCCAAGCACAGGAGACCCAACTGAAATGAAGTTTTTACTTAAACTTACGGAATGACCATATTGTTTTTTACATGAATATGATGTCTTGTTGGTTTTCATTCTTTTTAGTTTATTACATTTATTGTTAGTTTTGTCCATTGAGTAATAATATACATACCCGTTAATTGCGGACTTTACAGAATTGTACACAAAGACTAATGTACTATCAAGTTCGGTGTCGGGAAGTAAGTTGATATAAAAGTGTATGTGATTTCCTACTATCTTTGTTTCATCACGATATATGCCCCATGTTAATGATGAAGTTTGACCTGTTGTATCATTTTTTGAATATACATTAACAACTTTATCACCAAGAGTTCCAACTCCTGATTTGAAATTCATTGGAAGTTCATCTTCGGATGACTCACTTGACAATGCAAAATTGATATTTATGTTTTCATTTATATCTTTGAATACATCACTCAACAAAAACCCACTATCTACACGTGGTTTCCATTTTTGTCTATAACTAACAAGTTCCTCTTCAGTTAAATGAAAGTTTTCGTCATCGGAACACTGATTTTCAACCGAGGGCAGTGAGTTATATTTTCTTTGATTTATAAAGTCCAATGCAATTTTACTTAATACCCGTAGATTATATAATGATAATTTATCATGGTAACTTGGTCTAATTTCTCTCAATAAATCACCAAGAAGGTGTTCATAACCAAGTTTAACTGACCATGATTTTAGTATTTCATAATCTTTTAATTTATAGATGTCCAAAGTTTTAACCAATAAATTAAAATTTAAAAAAATGGGGTTAACTGAATCTAGTTCATATATAAAAGGTAACATCCCTAAATTACCATCAGACTCTTTCCACCTATTCAGTATGTCTACACCGATTCGTTTTCTTGAATTTGAACTATACAAATAAAACAACTCTTCGATAAGTTCTCCGTTTAATTCAAGTTTAGTAATTGACTCAAGTTCTCTGATTAAATCCGCGTACCGAATTTGTATGCTAGGAATTCTAGTTTGTGTTCGTGCTTTCCATTTAGTTATCGTATCTTGGTCACTTATATTATACAACGCAAACGCACTTGTCAGCATCTCTTCGGTCAACAAATTAAACTCACTTATTAAATTAATTCGTTCAAATATTTCAAGAGTATTACTCCAACTACATGGTATTTCATATTCAACTGATATATTAGGTTTATCAGTAAGAACCCAACAACTTCGTAACTTATCGTAAAACACCGACCAGTTATGTTTATTCATGTAAACACGATTCATTGAATTTAAATCTATATCACAACCCGATACAACATTAATTGGGGATTTTACTAACCTATACACTCCGTTTATAGATTCAGTTAATTCACCATCCACATCAGAAATTCTCAAAGTTTCGTAACCCGTATCAATAAAGTTTGCTTTTAATGTTGCTTCACTGAGTAGTGATTTATTTATGTTCAAATCATCTATTTTTACTTTTACTATCGCATCTCCCACCTCACTATTTAAATCAAGTTCGTAATCAGTTATCAGTGCTTCGTTTGTATTATAGTTCTCGTCTAAATATTTTGTTGCACCGAATTCTAAGTCTTCAATATCAAGTTTTTTAATTCCACCACTTTCGTTTATGTTAATATTCGTCATTTCTGTTGAATGACTCCCAACTAGAAAGTTACTTCCGAGTACAGATATATCGTTTCCGAATTCTGAACTAAATTCGTTTTCAAAGTTATCTTCACCGTAAATTTTTTCAACGAAGTCTAAATTTTGTTCGTTTACCCTAAATACATATGCACTTCCGGCCGTATATGATGTTGTATAATCTGTGTAGTACTTCCTATCTACCGGATTTCCAATAACCAAAAAATTATCCGAAGCATCTATTCCCTTTCCAAATTTAGATTTTATATTTGTTGAATAGGTGTATGATTTTTTAACTAAGTTTTTACGAGTCTCTACATCATAAATAATTGGATTGTTGTACATCTCTATTTTTGACTCTTCACCAATTGGTTGATCAGATGAATCTAATAGTAATATATACAACTTGTGCAACCCAGGTGTAAGTTGATTTTTATCTATTCTAACTTTGCAATTTTCAAGTTCAGGAGAGTGGACTATCAAAGGTTTATTTAAATTTGGAGAAATTGTCTCATTCAACTCTGTGATTGTGTAATGAGTTCCTTCTAGTGTACCATCAAATAGAAATTCATAGAAAATTTCCGTATTCTCATCTTCATTAAGAACCAATCTAACAATCTCTCCGTTTAATGCACTATTTGATTTTACTTCTGCCAGAAGTCTGTTTTTATCATAACCACTCTCGGTGATGTGGTTCATGTATATACTCATGTGGTACTCATCTGTATCTAATGATTTTTTTGAAATGGTTGGATAGTAGAAACTCACACCTTCTCTGAAGTTTCCCCAATTAAGTGAAATCTCATCTTCCAAACCACTGTGTTGTGTATACGGATCACCGAGTTCAGTCATACTATAAAATGTGATTTGATTAGAAGATTGCAGTATATCATCTGTAAGTTGAATATCAACTATGTCTCTGTGGCCGTAATTAGCAGGTAGTTTCCCAAAGGATTTTATTTTTTTAATTTCTGTATCTGTACTACTCGAAATTATAGTAACATCGTGAGGTTCAACTTGATTTACTACTTCACTTTTAAGTTTTTCGACATAAAATCTATTATTTTTATCAGATTTCTTTTTTTGGAGAGGTGATGATGATTCTACTTTCTTTAGCAAAC